TTCGCGCGCGGCCTCGAGGCGCTCGGTTTGAATCCAGAGGGCCACGCCCATGGCGGCAGCAACGAGCCCGACGCCAGCGGCGATCTTCCATCCTGAAAACATCATTCACCCCGTTTCACCAAGTCCGCCGCGCGACGGCCGCTCCACAATTCCACCGCAACGGCGGCGATCAAGATCAACACTACCAATCCGACCAAACACCAGGTCATTGCCCTTCCAACAGTCCCCACCATCGCCAGATTGCGGGGACGTATCCCCGGGTCTCATGCGCGTTTTTCTCTCCCGTGACCTTCGCCAGACACGGTGAAATGTCCTGCCATAGGCGCGGATCGCCGCAGAGCGTTTGCGCCTTGAGAATGTTTCCCATCCCCGCGTTGTAGCTCGCCGCGGCCAAGGCGTGACGGTCCAGGATCGTGCGGCCATCCGGACGCCATGCCGCCCGCAGTTGAGCCATGTAGGCAGCGCCGGCAGGGATAGCGTGCTTTGCTTCATGCGGGCTCGCCATCGGGTCCAACTTCAGCCGCTGCACCCAATCCCGCCATGTAGGAATCATAAATTGCGCGAGCCCAGCAGCGCCCGCGGGTGAGACGGCGCCGGCGCGGCATCGGCTCTCCTGAAAAATCTGCGCGGCCCAAAGGTTCGGCGTCGGCAGGTCCGGCCACCACCGGGCCGTTGCCGTTTCGATTATCCCCCGATAAGGGACGCATTCAGCGAAGACCGATGAAGAGGACGAGGCAGAGGACGCCGGCAGGGGCGAGCACGAAAGCCACAATGCCAGGCCACAGCCTGCCGCGGTCAGCAGCTTTTTCCACATTGTCGATGAACCTTCGGAGATTGAGACCCATGGCGCGCTCGCCAAGACCGGCGAGAAATGCAAAGACCGCCGCGAGCACCAAGAGCCCGAACACGGTGTATCCGACGTTGAGCATTGCCGCGCTGCCGGCGAGGGCGGACAGCTGGTCAGGTGTCAGCTCGTTCATCGCTGCGGCCCCTGCAGCTCAACCCACGTCTCTACGCGGACCAAGCGCTTATCAATGCTCTGGACCGCGCTGGTGAGAGTTTCGAGTTGCCCCACGACCTGGTTGAGGTTCCACGTGGCGATGGTGCCCAGGCCGATAATTGCCAGTCGGGATACCCACGTCATGAAAACCGATTCCGCTGCGGCTCTCAGCCTGTTCCCGTTGCCGTTTCCGTTGCTTTCAGCCATCTCAAATCCCCGTAAATGCTGAGCCCACAGGCCCCTATGTGACAGAATCGGTTGGCAGGTGTAGTTTCCCGGCCATGCGGAATTGGTGGCAGCGACAGGACTGGCTCGTAAAAGCGAGCGTCATTGTTTTGGTCCTCGCGGCGACGGGGCAATGGCTCAACTTCACCATTGTCGTCATCCCGTTCTTTATCGCGCTGGGCGTCTTGGTCGGACTGTGGGTGCTCGCATACCCGCCGTTGTTCACGGCGTTGGTCCGATGGTCCCGCCGTGTTGGATGGGCATGGTTTACGGCAATCGTGCTGGCCCTCCTCGCCATCAGCATCAGCGGATACGCCCACTGGTTCGCTTCAGAGGCCCTGCCGATGGCATGGGGCGTTGCGCTCATGGGCGGCTTTGCATTGGTGCAATATCCGCCCATGGCTAGGGCCTTTGAGCGCTGGGTGGAGCGCGAAGCGCGTCCAGATATTGATATACTTCCTCCCGAATCTGAGGCTCCGCCTGAACGATAGCCGTGAGCTGTCCGATGCGAGCGGGCCAGTTGTCGGGGTGCCGCGCGGTAGACTGCACCGTCCCTGACAGCCAGCGCACAAATCCCGGGCTCGTGAGAAGCTTTGCGGCGTAACGCGGCGCGACAACAGCGGCGCCAATGGTGCCCAACGCAGCAGTCCCTGCGCCCTGCACGTCGCCTTGCAGAAGCTGGCTGCCCATAGCGCCGCCGCCGGTCAAAGCAGCGATAGCCGGCACCATTACCGGGGCCGTTCTCGACGTGTTGCGAATCTTGGCCGCGTCGCGAGCCCGTCCGGCGGTGCGGACCAGGCTTTCCAATTCCGGGATCAGCTCGCGGTAGCGCGTGCCGCCAAACAGCGCCTTCTTCGCTTCCGGCGCCAGCTTGGAGAAGTTAGTAAGGAAAGTTTCCGGCGAGAAATCGTCGGCGGACCCGAAGGCTTCGGACGCGCCTTGCTGTCCCGGTTTGGCGGCGCCCATCCTTTGCAGGACCGTCGCCGCGACGTTGTCCCACTCTTCGCGGGTGACCTGACCGCGGATTCTGCCCAGCATCGTGCCGCCGTCCTGCGCGGCGTTCCACACCAGGTCAAAGGCCTGTTCAGGCGTCTGCGCTTTCGTGATGCGCTGCAGCTCCGGCAGTCCGGTGGTTCGATGCGCCTTCACAAAGCGGTCGTGGGATCGAAGTAGGTTTGCCGCGCGGCCATTGTCGTGGGGTCGTAGCCACTCCGCAGCCGCCTTCACGTCATCCGATAGCGCACCGTAGACCTGAGCCATGGGGCCCTGGTCACCGGGGCGATAGCCGGAAACGTCGGGATCTTCCAACTCGCGGCCGATCCGGGTCCGAACCTTGCGGATGACGTCAAATGGTAGAGCGTTCTTGGTCAGCGACATCGGCGTTACGCCGTTGACGGCATCCGGCGGGTAGGCTTTCGCGTCAGCCAGCAGCGAGTCCAGCTCATCAATCGCGCGCTGAAACTCAGCCTTCCGTGAGTTTGGAGCGCGGGCCAGCTGGTCGGTCAGGTCGGTGTACAGCTTAAAGATGCTGTCGATGGGAACGCGGCGGTCGCCCTTGATCCCGCCGATTGCTTCCGTCAATTGGTCGTCGATTTCTTGGCGTTTCGCAGCGAACCGCTGCCCCGCGTCGTCGGCGGCCTGTTGCAGGTTCTTACCGGCACCCTGCGGCGTCAGCACCCGGCGTCCCTGATTGAAGGATTGCGCTAGGCTGGCATGGCCTTCGCCCAGCTCCGCCATGGCGCGCTCGATTGATTCACGGATGACGGGATATCCCCCCGGCGTTGCCGCAAGCCACTGCTCCATGTGCTGGATCGTCGGACTGCCCGTGGCCATGCCGGCGGGAATGGAAGGCATCCCCGCGCGGTTCGCGTCGCGAATGGCTGGGCGACCGCCACGCAGCGGTGGCAGAGCACGATTGGTGGCCGCGAAGCCGCGGTTAATGACTTCGCCCGCGACATCGCCAAGGCGCTGGCCAGCCATGTTGACGCCCGTTGTGACGCTCGCGTCCATAACCCGAGTAGGTAAAGACCGCGTATCCACGGTTCCCAGCGCCGTCTTGGCGCCCAGGTCGTAAATTTCTCGGCCCGCAGCGGCTCCAAGGCCAGCCCCCAGTGGGACCATCCACAACGACTGACCAGCAGTAGGTATTGCGCCGGCCACCGCCGGCGGGATTGCCGCTGCGGCGCCGACAACACCCCCTCCAAATTCCGTGATTTCGGGCCCGACGCTCGCCACGTCGCCGATGTCCAATCCAGAGGGGTTGTAGGCGACTTCCCGGCCGTCTCTCGGGTCAGTGAAGGCGAAGTTGTCGCCGCCATAGGGCCGCGCATCGGGATAGCTCTTACGGAGCGTTGCAAGCCGATCCTCCGGCGTGCGCGCCGCACCCACGGCCGCGCGGACACCAATAGGTGCGCCGCGGCGCTGATCTGGCTCAGGCGCACCAGGGAACAGCCGGTCACCAGGACCTGGCTCAACGCTCGGCCGTATTGGAGGCATTGACCGAAGCGCAGCCGCGAGCCTAGCCGCAGCTTGAGTATCACCCGCAGCGTCTGCAGCCTTTAGAGCTTCTATGACCCGATCGCGTTCCATTATCTACCTGCCGGTGGCGCATATTTATTTAGAAGCGCCTCAAGCTCTGGGTCTGCTGTTCCCACACCTGTGGGCGCCGCGCGGCCGTTGAATCCCCGCGGACCTTCGGCGCCGGGCATGCGTCCACGCACAAATTCCCGCGGCGGCTCGATCCAGCCATAGGCGCGCTGCAGCTCAGGCGGCACGATGGCGTCCATGCTGACGTTCTGCGCCTGCATGTGGCCCGCAAAGGGCGCGATGCGCTGTTTGACGCCGCCATAGATGGCCTGCGATAGGGCCTGGGCCGTCTGGGTGATTTGCTGGCGCAGCTCGGGGCTCAGCTTGCCGCCAGACTTCAGGGCCTCCATTTGCGTGGCCAAGGTGTTGTAAAGGGATTGCGCGCCTTGAATTAGGTTTACGTCCTGTTCCCGGACCACGCCGCCCTCATCGATCATCTTTTGAAGGGCGTTGATGGCGGCGATGTCACCGGTGCCGCTTTCCAGCGCCAGCGCGTTGCGGATCTTGTCGGTTTGGCCGAAGGCATTGAATGCTGAGGTAAGCGGCTCCTTGAACTGTCCGCGCCAGTAGTCTTCGCGCGCATAGTCCGGACCCTTGGGTTCGCGGCTGACTTCAATCTTGCCAGTAGTTTCATTGACTTGAGCGAATGTGCCTTCCGGCAAACCCGCCTCCGCGACCTCAGCGGCAGTCGCGCGGCGGAACTTGTCGCGCTGCGTGCCTTCTGGACGGCGCGCGCCCCATCCGCGCTCCACAAGGGTCTGCGCGGCCGGTGACCGGATATTCATGTACCGAGGCTTCGCGGTCGTGCCGTCGGGCGGATCAAGCCACACCATATCGGCGGCAGATGGGCCGTCCTCGGTGCCATCGACCATCCGCTGTTCGACCACGTCAAACACTCCGCGGTCGGTGTTCAGGAAGCGGTCCTTGCCAGTAGGATCGGTAGCAAATGCCGCGCTGACGGCCGCTTTGCGCGCCTCTTCAGGAAATGCGCGCGCCGCAGTGTTACGTCGCTCTAGTCGAGATTCCTTCGCCGCAGCGGGGTTGAAATACGCCGGCCCTAGTGAGAACTCCCCGGGCTCGAGCCCTTCCCGCCCCAGCTGCTCCGACCGCGCGAAAGCCGCCGTCTCCGCTTCATCGATGCTCTCAAACGCCGGATACACCCGGCCCTCGCCCAATACCCGGGCAATGGCGCGTTCCTGGTCCAACTCCTCGCCGTCCCACATGCTCGGAATGTTGGTGGGCCTACCCTTGTTCACGCGCGGGTCGGTGATGGTGATAGACCGTTCTGTAGATCCTGAGCCGTCCGCGTTGCCGATGACCGGGCGCAAGTCGCGCTCAATGCCGCTGACCATGCGCGGACCATTCCAGGTGATCCCGCGATTGCCGTCCGGATCAACAAAGGTGGGGTCAAAGCCGCCGATGGCTTCGGCCTCAGCGGCCATCTGCTGTTCGGTCTCTTCCTCGTCGCGCTGATGCTCTTTATAGCCCTTGTACATCATCGCCGCCGGCAGGAGCCCGAAGGGCCCACCCAGCAGCGCGGCCGCACCGCCGGCTAGGACGCCCAGGTCTTCCAACGGAATGCCAGCGATTTTCTTGTTTTTTCCGAAGCCGATTGCCATGGCCCACCTATTTCTTGTAGCCGCCGCTGAAACCGAATGTCGTGCCGCTCGAGGTTCCGCTGCGGTTGCCGTAGGTGCTGCCAGTGCCCGAACGCGTTCCACTGGTTGACCCACGCGTCGTGCCGCTCTTCGATCCAGTCTGATTGCCCCGGCTGGTCTGAGTGCCCCGGCTGGTCGAACCAAAACCCGCCGTCGCTGTGGTGTATGGCCACTGTCCGGATTGATAGACCGCAATGGCCTGTTCGAGCGGGATGCCGGCGGCGGTCATCTGGTTGAGGGCCGATTGCGCCTCCACGTCGTTCGCAGCGATACCGGCCGCGCTCAGAGTGCGCCCAGCTTCGGCGCCCATGTCGGTGTAGGACAGAGCGTTTCGGGTCGCAGCATCGATGCCCTGCAGGCGCATCTGATCATTCGACAGCTTGGATTGGACGTTGAACCTTTCCGCGTCCTGTTCCAGCTCGGCCCGAGTGACATCCCGCTGAAGCCTTGTGCCCTGATTGCCCTGCGCGGCTTGCAGTGTCCGGGAGGCATCGCCCGCGCCCTGTCCGGCTCCGAACCGGAAGCCCTCGGAGCGCAGCCCAGCTGCGAGCGCGCCGCGACCGCGAGCGGCTTCGCCTGCGAGGATCGACGCGCCGACAGGATTTGAGACACCTGCCCCGCCTGTCGTTCCGCCGGCAATGTTCGCTGCCCGGAACTCGTTTGCCGCCCGCGCAACGCCCTCGTCGTAGTCGGCAAGGGAGGTCCCCACAACGTCGGCTTCCCATGGGTCCGCGTACAAGCCCATGAAATCCGCACCGGTGGCCGCTTCAACATCCTGTCCGATGCCGATTTTTGCAGCGGTGATTTCTGGCGCTTTTCGATGGATCAGCGGGTCCAACAGGTCGGTATTGATGTACTTCATGAAGTCCTGGCCTTCGCGAAGCGCGCCTGTCGTCGCGTCGCGGCCCGCGTAAATGCCGGTCAGGGCAGGATTGGCGCCGCTGTTGAGGCGCGCGAGCGTGTCGTAGCCCTGTTGCTGTCCGGCGTTCATGTGCCCGCCCGGCTGCAGGTAGGGTGCGCTGAAATTCGACCAATTGCCGGCGGCGCCTTCAAGCCCCTGCTCCCACCACTGGCGCGTATTGACGCTGTCGGTGTTGTCGAACGCGTCGGTGTTATCGAACGAGCCGGTTTCGCTATCGCCGTACTCGCCGTATTCCTCGCCCGACTCCATTTGGTCGAAGCGTTCGCTGCCGACCTCCGTTTCGTTCCATTTGTTCTTGGACTTCGAGCCACTGAGGGAAAAGCCGAACATTCCGCCTCCTAAAACACCATGCCGGTGTCGTTCACTGAAATCTGGTCCACACCTTCGCGAATGAAGGCCGGCGCAGATTCCCCGTCTTTGATGAATTGCGCGAATTTCCCGATGGGGAACACCGGTCCCAAGTCCACCTTGGTGGCGTTGGTGGCCACCGCATAAGGGCCATAGCTGGTGAAGGGTCCGTTGGGCTCGTTGGCCGTGCGCACCGTTAGTTGGTAGCCGCCCAACCAGTCGTCGCCGTTGGGATAGAAGCTTTGGATCTCGAAGAGCGTGTTGCCGTTGCCGATGGGGATGATCCCGGACGTGCGCGACCAGGCAAGTGGGCCGCCGTCGGCCGAATTGCCCTTTTCATCAAAGTACAGATAGTCGGTGGTGGGGCTGACGCTTAGCGGGAAGCGGAGTGCGCCGACATCGGCCACCGCTGTGCGCGCCAGCTCCCCGGGCGCCCAGGACCCAACGCCCGGATCATTGGCGGGCGCGACCTTCTGGCTCAGGTAGCGGGAATTTTCATTGCCGTCGCGGATGTCGGGGTAAAAGAAATCCGCTTCACCGAAGCCGAAGAGTGAGCGGCCTACAATCTTGTCCTGTTGTGAGGGCGCCAGGTTGTCGGCAAAGTCCTTGCCCATGGGGCAATCAAGCGGCGAAGCGCTGACGCCGTCGTAAATGGCGAATTTCGCTGCCGGCGTGATCCAGCGGGCAATGCCCCCGAGCATCGCCACCGCGTTCGGTCCGATCAATCCGCAAAGGTCGGCTACATGGGTCCAGATGTAGACCTTGCGGCCATCCGGAACGTACACGCCGCGGTAAAGGCTGGTATCGGTCCAGACCAGGATTTCGCCAACGCCTAGCCGGGCGCCGACGATCCGTCCACCCTTGGCCAGCACCCATTGCCGCGCGAGATTGGATGCGGTTGGCGTCCATGTCTGATTGGCAGACCTATCCCCGTCGCCGGTATCGCTGCTCCGGATCGCCATCGGGTTGAAGACGCCGGTATTCAGATCGATGGTGCCGAACGTCATCACCTGCATTTCAGGTGTGACCAGCACGAACGTATTCTCCGTCGGCGCGTTGGGGACAATCTGCGCGGTCGTTAGCTGGGTGACAGTCACATTGTCGATGGTCCCGGCGAAGCTCGAATCCTTGGAAAACTTGAGCGCCTGGGAGCCGCCAGCACCGCTGTAGAACACTTGCTTAACGTGGGCGGATGCGGAAATGGCCGATGTGATGGCCGTAGAGCCCCGGTTGACCGTGAGCGTGCCGGCGCTGCGGGTGATGTCGAACTCAAGCAGGCAGTAGGCGTTGGCTGCCAGCGTGATGTTTTGTTCAAGGTCGGACGCAACGCCCGCGGCCGCAGTCGCCACGCCGGCGCCGATGGTCCAATCGGTTCCCTTGGTCCAGACCGTGTCGCTAGCAAAGGTGCCGTTGGTGACCAGCTCGGTTGCGGTGAAGTTGGGCCGCCACTCGTAGATCCCGCCGCCTCGAGGGCTGGCGAGGATATTGGGACCCCACTCCCCACCGGACCATGTACGCGGGTAGTAAATCGCCTCCAATGCCTCTCCGATGTCGCCTATTCCCCAAGCGCCGGTTCCGTAACCAGTGCCGGCCAAGCCGTCAGCGAGGCCGACGGGGAGGTAATACAGCGCGTCCACCGTGCCGCCCCCAGGGCCCGCGGTCGAAGTCGCGGCAGAGCCGTGCGTGATGGTGTAGGCATTGGCGCTCGTCACCTCGGTGACGGTGTATTCGCCGCTGATTGTGATCCCACCGACTGCCGACGCGCCTGAGAACGACACGCGGTCGCCCTGCGCCCGCCCATGGCTCGTGTGCGCGATGGTGACGACGGCGGATGCGTTGGTGGTGCTTATCGGGTTAGTGAGCCGCGGCCGGCTGACGATGGGCGTTGCGTCGTATATCTGCGCATCGTGATAGACCTGCAGGTGCGTATGGGTCCCGATTGCGCAGTAAGACAGCGCCGACGAATCCCGCCAGGTGTGAAGCCAACGGCAGAGACCCAACACCAAGTCGTCAGACGCGCGCTCAAAGCCTCCCTTCGTCTGCGGTCGCGCGCGGACAAAGCGCATGTGGTTGGCGTCAACCGAAAACCCCTCAGCCGATAGAGGGGTTTCGTCCTTGAAGACGCCCGGCAGCAGCGGGATCTTGGTCAGAACGCCCATGGGGCAACCCCCGAGACGAGGGCGGCACCGATCATCGCGCCGGCGACCGGCTCGCAATAGTGAGCGTGAAATTCGTCGTGATAGCCGTCGGGAAGCGGCGCCGATTTCGGCACGCCTCCAAGGGCAATTAGCCAGCCATAGGGCAGGCGCGCATTCGCAAGAGCCCGGTATGTGACGCAAATACCAATGCCCGCAATCAGCAGCTCACCAGGAAACCGGTAGCCCAGGGCTTTTATTACCAAGGCCCACAAGAGCGCGAAGCCGACATAGCGGAGGGCGGCATAGGCCCACCAGGCAAAATCCGGCGGTAGAGAGCGCACCGCCTTGTAGATCGGGTCCGTGTCAGGCCCGAGCGGATAACGCAGCATCGCCCCATGACCCAGCGCGCGCCAGTAGGCGAGGAATAGGAGGCCGTGTGTCACCGCCTGCATCGCATCGGCCGTGCTCAGATAGACGAACAGCGCCACGCCGGCGACGCCCACGGCGTACTTCAGCCCCGTCGGGAACCCGCGGGGCACCCCGCCCAGCCACAGCCGCCAGAACGCACAAAAAACGATGAAGGCAGCGACGGTCATCGAGCAGCCTCTAGGGGATGAAACCGATGTTTGAGATGCCCCATTATTCCTCCGGTGGAATCGGCGAACCGTCGCCGTAGGTCCCATCCCAATTGAGGAATTTCTGCGGGTCGCTGAAGTGAGCCGGCGTGTTCACACTCCCGACGAACCGGGAGCCGGGCTGTACCTTGCTCGGAATCGCTTTCCAGCCTGAGAGCGTCGGGAAAATCCGCGCGAGCCACACGGCATCAGATGCCGCCCAAGCAGGAAGCGGGCTCGGCACGTCGATGGGGTCGATCATCCTGATGTCCGTACCGTCTTGCGCGGTGGAATGGTCTACTGGGCGTCCGTACCTCACCTCTTCTTCTCCTCAACTTGCTTAAACTCCCCGCACCAACCACCCGGAGCCATCGGCGGAAATGCGGAACGCCAACGGTCCTCTTTGCCTTTCACGGGAATGACGGCGGGCGGAAAACGGCGGCACACGCCATCAGGCATCAAATAGAACGCGCATGTCAGGCAGCTCATGGTGCCCTCATGTAGAAGGTAAGCTCGCAGAAGCCATCGCCGCCCTCGCCCGCGAAGGCATCTGAGTTACCCGATATTGCGCCGCCCCCACCTGCGGCGATGCCACCGTCCGCAGCCGAGGTCGTGGTTCCCACGTTTCCGGCCGTGACCGCGCCGCCGCCACCGCCAGCAAAGGGGCCGCCCTTACCAGCCGTTCCGTTGACACCCGTGCCGTACATTCCGCCGCCGCCGGCCTTAAACCCGCCGTCTGCGCCAGTGAGCGTTGTTCCATCGGCCGAACCACCACCGCCGCCGCCGTCTTGACCGGCGGTGCCAGCCGCGTCGGTGCCGCCAGCGCCGCCAGCGCCGAAACCCATCTGGTCGATGATCGATTCACCGGCAGCCCCAGGAGGGACCGCTGCGTAGCCCACGGGAATGCCTGGGCCAGCAGCCGACGCCGTACCGGCTCCAAGAGAGCCGCCGCCGGGGGAGCCTGTGTTGGCCGTGGGAGCTGCGCTCGCGCCACCAATGCCTGCACCGCCGGAAGCAGACGCGACGTTGGCAGCCGTACCAGAGCTGAAATAAGGGCTGGCGCCGCCACTGGCCGAGCCGGTCGTGCCGGTGGCATTGCCCGAGGCTTTGCCAGTGCCCCACGGGCCGCCGGGAGAGCCGCCCCCTGTCGCGTTTTCTGAGGTGTTGCTGCCGCTGTTGCAGTCGCCAGAAGCGCCGCCGGCATAGCCGTCAACGTCGCCGCCGTCGCTGACTGAGCCAACCGCACCAGCCGTCGCGCCCGCTACCGTGGTTGCGCTTGCCGTGGCTTGACCTGCGCCACCGCCGGGCGCCGTAAACGTAATTGTGCCGTCGCTCGCGGTGGATGAGCCGCCAGCGTTTCCGTTGGTAGCGCCGGCGCCCGTCTGCGAAACGCGCGCACCACCCGCACCGATGACGACCGTGATGTCAGTCGCGCCGGAAGAAACTTTGCGCATCCCGCCCGCGTAGGAACCGCCGGCGCCACCGGAGCACTTACCCCCGTCTCCACGAGCGGCGCCCCCGGAGCCGGCAGCTCCGAAGAGCCTGACTTTCCAAAAGAGAACACCGTCCGGAATCGGGATGGTGTGTGTGCCCGGTGCCGCTCGTGTGACGACCGAATGCACGACGAGCGGAAGGCCGCGAGCGAGAAGCGCCTTGTAGGCTTCGCTGAATACGTCAGGGCTCTGGCTCATGACGTCTGCCTCTGAACGTATGAGCCGCCGGTAATGACGATTTTGTCGGCTGAGCCGGTGTACGACCGGCCATCCACCCACGTCATGGTGACGGAGGCCGCCTTGATGATCAGCGAGTTACGGATTGGCCGTTGATGCACGATCATCCGCGTCTCGCCGGGCAAAAGCACGAAGGCCAACACGTCGTCAGGGTCCGTCGTGCCGCCCCAGGCGAGCTTCAGCGGGCGAGCCACAGTGTCGGAGTTGAATGCCTCGATGCTCACCAAGTCCGGCAGCGATGCCGAGGCCTGTGCGGTGTGGATTGTCTCGGCCGAACCCAGGGCTGTCGGGGTGACGAGGATGCCCCGGAAGTCCGTCGAGCCCGACAAGGGGACGATGGTGAACTGACTCATAGCGCGAATACTCCTGCGGCAAGACAGAGGTTGCCTTCGTCAGCGATGTACTGTGGAAGCACTTTTATGTGCGTGCCGGCCGATGCGTCGTACAACGGCACATAGTCGGCGGTTGGATCGACCGTGGTCCCGGCGGTCATGCCGTTGACATTCAGCCGACCTCGCAGTTGCTCGTTAGCGCCGCCGTTCGCCGTCTCGAAGATGATGCCGCCACCAGACGCGCCAACAATCGCGTCTTCTGCGTATTTGCTTGTGGTGTCGTCTGCCGAAATCTTGAAGGTGTTGCCGGTGCCGGTGATCGACGCCGCGGCGATCAGCGCGCTCACCTGCTGCAGAGTCGTGAACTCGCTGTTCGCTACCGCCGCACTGCCGCGAACGCGACCATTGAAGTACCAGGCGCGTGCGTAGACATCGGAGCCGTCGCAGTAGAGCTGGCAGTAGTAGCCGGTGGGGATGGTCACGCCGCTGCCGGCGGCCGTGCGCACTTCGATGTCGGCCCCGCCGTTGTTGTAGACGCCGTACTCGTGCTCCACCGAGGGAATGACCACATCGGTTCCGGACGCGTGCGCGTTGGTGAATTGTAGGATGCGGTTTTTGGCTTCGTCGGCCGCGGAATAGTTGGTCGTCGTCAGCGTGTAGGTGGCGACCGCTCCAAGGTTGATGCTCTCGACCCCGTCCACGACCTGGTCAACGCAGCTGATCACCTCGTTGAGGTAGACGCCCCAGATATTGTTGTTGGTGCCGGTCTCTTGAAGGCGGAACCGGTTACGACTGGTAGGGCTGTCAACCATTCGGTTTGCCCCCCACAGCGATCTTGCCGAGCTGGGCCGAGACGTGCTCGATGTCGTCGCGGGCGCGCGTCAGGCGCAACACGGCCTCTTTGCAAACCTCGTCTTTCGGAAAGCGGGTGCTGTTCTCTACTGCCTCGCCCAGAACCGTTTCGATGAGGGCGGCCGCCGCGTCCAAGTGACCGCAGTACCAAGCCTGAGCGGCCATGTGACCAAGGGCGCCCTTGAGGACGCCGCTGATAGCCCTGGGCTTACTGCGATCGGTCATGACACTGCGGCTCCTGTCTGAAGGTCGATCCAATCCGTGCCGTCGCTCATGGCGACCGTGGGCGATCCTGCGGCGTCCAGGTTCTGCACGCGGATCAACAGCCATCCGGAGCCTTCGGCGTGGGCCGTGACGTTGGACGCCTCAATGGAAATGGTGTCAGACGCGCTGCCGGTGTTCGCGGCAGTCACGGCGGTGCCGGCGATGATGGTCCCGGCCGGAGTCGCGGCGGCGGACGTGATACTGACCACGCCGCCGGTTACGTTGGTGGTGCCGATTTCAAGGTTGAGGTCGGCGCGACGCGCTGCGGTGGTCACAGCCCGACAGACCGCGAAGTCCACCGCAAGGATCTTGAACGCATAGCCCGGGGTGTAATTGGTCAGCACGTCGCCATTGCCGACGATGTCCGCCAGATTGAAAAAGAACGTGACTGTCGTTTTGCCGGCGCCGCCGGTGATATCAGTCGGCTGAAAGCCAATGAGCCCGGCAAAGGCCAAGTCCTCAACGGCGCTCCAATGGTCCGCTGCTGACGGCTTGTCGGCGACTGGGAACACGGGCACGCGCGGGATCGGCGGTGCCTTTGCGTCAATCTCAGCCTGAATGCGCGCGGCGAAAGCGCTGACCCAGGGCGGCGAGCCTGCCGGGGCGGTGATCATGCTACTGCCCCGTGTTGATGTTGAAGCGCCGGTTGGTCAGCCCGGCCAATTCGGTAGACCGCTGCAGCTCCGAGCTGCGCTTTTCGAAGTCGGCTCGCTTAATGCCCTTGATGGCGTTGGAGTAGAACCGGTCCCACATGGGCAACCGGTTGTCGTTGCCGAGCTTCGGCGCCGAATGCAGCGCGGTGCCGTACAGATAGGCATCCGGGTGGTTCGCCAAGATCCAGTTGGACGTGGCGGCGTCCGACAGCGGCGTGAACTTGGCGTAATAGTCCAGGGCGAACTGCAGCGCGCTGGAGGGCTTCGGCGACAGGATGAAGTTTGAGCCCTGAAGAGAGACGGCACGGGTAATGCCCGTGTTGACCCCGTCGTCTAGCGAGGGCGCCAAGGAAACGGGCCACAGGTCCACATAGCCGCCTGACTGGATAAGCCGCAGGCGGCGGGGTTTCACAAAGCTTGCGGGCAAGGCAAGGGCGGCCTGCCCGCTCGTGGCGGTCAGCGTGGTGGAAAGCTCTTGGTCGGCGACCTTAAGGCGGCGCTGCATGTCCGCCTCGCACAGCTTGATCCATGAGGGGACCAGAGTTGCCATGTCCGTACGGTTGATCAGCGTGGTGACTTCGACCTGCAGCGCGCTGTAAGTGTCGAAACTCATTCAACCTCGCTTAAGGACGAAGAGGGGCGAGCTGTCAGGCCCGCCCCTCGGTGTCAGTCAGTCCGCGGGGCCTTAGGCGGCGCCGCTGATCAACCCGTACTGCGTCGCCAGGCAGGTGCGGATTTCGTTCCACTTGTCGGCCATGGATGCGATGAAGTCGGCTGTATCCATGTTCTGGATGCGGATCAGCAGCGTTCCGTCGCCCTCGGCAAAGGCGGTCACGCTGGAGGCTTCCAGCGAGATGGTGTCGGAGGAAGTGCCGACGTTGTTGGCCGTGATTGCGGTGCCGGCAACCAATGCGCCAAGTGGGGTGCAGTTGGCCGAGGTCAACGCGATCACGCCGCCGGTCAGGTCGGTGGTGCCGATCTCCAGGTTCAGCGTCGCGGCCTTGGCGGCGGTGGTCACCACCTTGGTCACGGCGAAGCTGACTGAGAGGATCTTGAACCGGTAACCCGGCGTGTAAGCGGTGATTACGTCCACGTTGCCGGTGATGCCAACTAGCGGAAGGTTGATGGCGATGGTGTGGATTCCGGCACCGGCCGCGATTGTGTCGGTGACAGTGCCGGTAGAGTTGTCGGTGAAAGCCGCCTGCGAGGCGTCCGCACGCTTCGCGACAGGGGTAGCCCCGAAAAATCCAAGCTTGGTGTTCGGGAACTTGACGCCTTCCGCGCTGCCGTCGCCGACCTGGAATTGATTGCCTGCCATGTTCGTTTCTCCTGTGCTTTGGCTGGCTTAGAGCTGGAAGACGTGACGGCAGGCCAACTCGGGGTAGGCCGCCACGTAGCCGTAGAGGATGTCCAAGCGGCACGGCAGGTTGTCGCTGTTGATGTCGTACTGCCGGACCAGGCGCATGGAGATGCCCTCGAACATTTCGCGGGAGCACTTCACGCCCATGTTGGAAACGTCCTCGAGGTCCGCCGTCGCGAAAATGAAGGCGTCCTTGTGGTACAGCAGGTCCTGACCGTAGGCCGTGGCCGCGGTGCCAAGCACGGTGATCGCCTTACTGGTGGCTACGGCCGCGTTGACGTTCTGATAGGCGCCGCCGTAGATGACCGCCGGACGAACGGTGACGGTGGCATTGCCCGAACCATCCGAAGTGACATCGGACTCCACTGAGAACCGCTTGAGCACGCCCGTGGAAACCTTGGTTTCCGGGTGCACGTCGAAGCAGTCCGCAATGGTGATGATGTCGCCAGCCTTCAGCACGGCGGTGGAGTTGTTCCAGCCGTTGGTGACGATATCGGAGGTTTCCACCCAGGCGTTGCCAGTGCCGGCATTGCCCTGGCTCGCGCCGTTGGTGTTGGCTGAGTCGTGGGTGCCGGGGGTGTGGGTCGGGATCAGCGTGCTTTCCCGCGCGGTGAAGCCGCTGATTTCGCCCAGCTTGCCCTTTTTGTACTGTTCGGCGATGCCGTTGGAGGACTGGAACAGGCCCTTGGTGTCCACCATGAACTTGGTGGCGGACTTCGGCGCCAGCAGCGCGGTGCGGTCGTCGTCGGGCGGCGCAAGGTTCTCGGTGAGGACCTGGCGGCCCGTGGTGAGCTTCTCGAAATCGAGCTGTCCCGAGACGGCGCCGACGTAGTTGCCGACCTTCTTGTACATGCTAAGGGCGTCGGCTTCGACGTTGGCGACCAGCGTCGCAATGGCCGGCTTGATGATGTTCTTGGAGAAGTCCTCGAGCTTCATGGTGAGGTCCACGCTCGAGAAATTCATGTCCACGCCCTTTTGCGTGGCAACCGGCAGCGTCACTTTGCGGTTGACGGTGTTCTGCGCGGAGAGAGCGGCGCCGGTGCGGACCGTGTAACGGTTCGGCAGGCGCACATAAAGGTCGGTGCCGATCTTGGCGCCCGACTTCGCAAACCGATCGTCGTACTGACGATTGATGGTCTTGATGAAATGGGCGGTCGAGTGCAGGACGCGCAGAGATTCCCGCGTGATGTCCTGAATCGTGAGAAGTGTGTTGGCCATGATGACCCTCTGAATTTGCGATTGTGCAAATCAGCCTCAGAGGGTCGTCCTGCGCCCCAGGTCGGCACTTGGCTCCCGGGCTCGCCTATCATCACTGAGCGCGATGCAAGCCGGAGGATGCGCTAAGTCGGTTTTCTGTCAATAGCTCCGTTTAGCCGCGTGCCCGCGCGCGCTCTTCCTGGGCATCGCGCCACTTCATCCATTCACTCATGGTCATGTTGGAGGGGCTCTTCGCTGCTGAGCCGCTGCCGCCGCGGACGTGCTTTTGCGGGACCGTGACCGGTTCCTCAGTCGCACCCTTGCCGGCGCGGTGCTTGGCAACCGCCTCGTCGTACAGCATGGCCTTGTAGACGGCGACGTTTAGGCGGTGGTCAACTTCAAGGTCCCCCAACTCGTCGTCCGCAACGCCCAGCGTCGCCTGGGCGTAGGCTTCAATCCTGGCTTTGTCGGCCGCGCGGACTGCGGGGTCTTTCCACTTCGGGACCGCCTTGATTGCCGCCGCCTGAGACTTGGCCTTGCGCTCGGTTAGCTCATTGGCTGCTTTGTCGGCGTCCTCCTTGGCCAGGCGCTTGCGCTCTTGGGTCGTGCGGAACAGCTCTGCGGCCCACTTGTTGTAGCGGGAGACCGCAAGGTGGTAGCCGTCCGGGTCGTATTTCGCCGACTTCGGATCAAGCATCGAATCGTCGGGCCGCTGCGGCTCATTGGCCTTGAGGGCGGCTTCTGCCCGCTGGATCAGGCCGGTGTACTGGGTGCGCGCGGTTTCGATGGTCTTGCGCTCTTTCGCCAGCTCGCCGGTCTTGAAGCGGTAATCCTTGCCCTGCTCAAGCGGGTCTTTCCACGCCTTCGGGATCTTGGCCTTGCGGCCGTCAAACTCCACTTCCTCGAGGTCGTCGGGTTCGGCGTCGCCAGCCGCGGCATCCTCCTCGATTTCGATGGCCGGGGTTTCGTCCTCAGCAACAACTGCCGACGATCCGACGGAGGCCTCTGGCTCAGCTGCTGCGCCGCTTCCGCCGGCGCCGGCTGTTCCGCCATCGCCATCAACCGCCATGGAGCCGACGCTGCGGTATTCGCCGCGGTGCGCAGCGTTCCAGGCGTGCCAAGCGGGATCGTAGTCGTTAACCGGTTTCGTCAGCATGTGGAGTCCCCCTAGATTTGTGGCTGTTGCGGCGCCATCGGCGCCGGCGGTATTGCGAAAGTCATTGCGCCAGGTGGCGCGGGCATGACGCCAGGATCACCCGGCGGCACCGGTATGGGCGGCAGGCCCTGCAACAGCCGTTGCGTATTGGCTTCGATGTACGCCACCTCGCGGGCAGTGCGGGCGGCTGCCAAGGCCTTGAGCCGTTCATTTTCGCGCTGGGCGGCGGCCTTCTTGTCGTCACGCTCGATTTCGGCTTTGCACTTAGCGTTTTCGGCCTCGATTTCGGCGGCCGTCTTAGCCTGCATTTCTTGGATCGCCGGCGGCACCGGCGGCGGTGTGCCGGGAGGCGGTGGCGGCGGCGGGCCGTCGCGGACTTCGGGCGGGATCATGCGTTCCAGCCGCGCGGCGATTTTCTCTGCCCCGGGCCAGTCCATGTTGCGGGCGAGCTCGTCAATCATGACCGGCGCCATAGCAGGCACAGCTCGGATAACTTCAATCATCTGCATAGCGGTCTCTTCACGCTTGGTGGTGAAGCTTGGACCCGACTGCACGACAACGTCGTAGCGGCCGACGCCGAGGTCATAGATGCGGGTAACGCCGTTGTCGTCGAAGGGCTCGTTAACCTTCACCGACTGAGCCTTGCCGTCCTCGCCCAGGATCCGCAGCACCTGGCTGCCCTTGTAGACGTGGGGAATGAGGTCCACGAGCACGCGGCCGGTGTGTTCGATCGCGCGGTTTAGATTGTCTTGGAAATGGAAGGTGGAAACGTCGCCTTCCTGCTTGCGGCGGGTGATGGCCACGCCGGACGTTTCGTTGGAGCGGGCGCCCAAGCTGGCGTCGTACAGGCCAAAAATGGCCTTCATGTCGTCGGAGGCATTCAAGGCCTCCTGCATCGCGCCGGCGGGGACGCCGTCGAAGGGCTCGCGCCGCGGCCGGTGCTCAACGCCGCCTTCGGTTATGTCGTATTCCAGGAAGGCGTGGTTGCGGGTGTTGGCGGTCGCCCATTTGTCGGCGTCTGTTTCAAACGCCCCTACCGGACCAACCCAGGGCGCTTTCGGTGCCAGCGCGACCAGCTCAGCGGTAGACGTGCGCCAGAAGTTGTAATTGGTCTGCGCGTCCTTGCCGTCCCGGACGAGCGAGCGAAGGTGCCGCTTGCCCTCAACATTCAGGTCTTCGCCATAGACCGGGATGATGGGGATGAACTTCCCGGCCCACGGCGTATCCTCGATTATGTCGGTGCCGGTGATCAGTCGGCGCTTAACCTTGAACGATGGAACGAGACGTTCCTGTACCACCGTGATGCCGGCGGCGTCGAAGATGGCGCGGGTCGTCGGGTCCTCAAGGGCTTCCGCATAGACGATTTCGTTGTTGCTCAGCAGCAGTACGGTGCGCTCCACCTCGCTGCGGTTCCACCACACCGCCACGCGAGTGGTGTCCTCCCCCTTGTTGCGCCAGGGATTGTCTTTGCTGTCGTCATCGAAGGGCGAGGCGTCGTAGCCAGGGAACTGCGCCTGAAACTGCTTGGTCGGCATATCGTCGGCGACGAAGGCGTTGTTCCAGTCCGCGCTATCGGCCGCTGTCGTGTAGGCGTCGAAGTAGACCGTCAGCGGGTTGGCGATACGGTTGATGCGCAATTCTTTGTCAAAGTTGAAGTCGTTGACGTACTCAATGTCCACGGTCCAGAAACCGAAACCACCTGAGACCGCGCAGTCCACTGCGGTGTCATAAGCGATGGGGGCCTTAGATACGCTTTCGATGTTACGGATGATCCCGTCATAGATCGCCGCCGTTTTGATATCGGCCTTGCTGTCAGCCGGCCGGACCTTGATCGCCGGTTTGTTCATGCGGGCATCGTTGACGACCTGGCGGATGAAGGCGGGCAGCCGGTTGATGGTCAGGCAGGGCCGCTGATCCAGCCGCCGCTGTTCCATGATGATGGCGGGCCATTGCTCCCCCAGCCGCGCAAACTTCATGTCACTGGCGAAGGCCTGCCGCTGCTCCGACCACTCGTGGCAAATGGTATCGAAGATGTCGCGGGCCTCTTTGAGGTCTTCCTTTTCGGACATTATCCGGTCCCTTTCTTCGCGAGGTTCTTCAGCGCCTGGGCCAATGCGAGGCGACGCGCGGCGCGGGTGGTGTTGACGCCCTGGGCGCGGAGCTGCGCCTTGATTTCCTTCCGGGCGGCTCGGATGGTCTTCGACGCCATGTCAGGCCATCCATCCGTCAGCGCCCAGATACGGCGCGGGCACGGGCTTCTTGGGTTTCTTCTCGTAGACCGGCTCCGCGAATGTCAGCGCGAGCGCGTCCCATTCGTCAGGGGAACGGATGCCGCGGGCTCGCATCTGGTCTTTGGATTCCAGCATAAGGCGCTGGTTGAGGTCGTAGCTGTAGCCAGGGGCGCAGCCATCGGCCTGCAGGCTATCGGTGTCCGGGATCTGCACGCCCCCCACGGTCTTCAGCCAATCGCGCGAGCGTGACCACATTTCGGCGCGCCGGTTCTTGGGCCCGGGCCGTTTGGTGCCGTCGGGCAGAATGATGACGGGCTCCATAGGCTCGCCGCCGAAGTTGACGCCCTTAACCACGTCCACATACGGCTTGCCCCAGCTGTTCAACATGTCAATGACCGCGCCGCCGATACCGCCGGCGTCGATGAACATTCGCTCGGGCTTTTCAGTGTCGATGATTTGCTTAAGCCAGTTGGCGGCCGTGACGCTGTCTAGCTTCAAGCGGCTTTCCAGGTTGAACGCCTTGCGGCCCTTGCGGCGTATGACGGAGAAGCGGTCGTCACCAAAGCGGGCCGGGTCGGCGCCGATGACTAAGGGACCGATTCCCTCATGGCTTCCCTTGCGAGCGGCCACGACCAGGTCAGAGGGGATGAAGCTGTCTGTTCCGGTGTTCTGGAATGCCTCCGCAGCAACGGCGGGGTATTCCTGCTTGAACACGGCTTCGCCAAGATCCGCTATCTTCGCGCGGCGCCAAGCCATTTGCTCGTCATCGAGCTGATACAGCGCCTTGTACTCGGCTTCCTCGTCAGTCAGCGTGAAGCCCGCCGGCAAGGCCTTGCGGTATTCCTGCTGCCAGTGCCAGGGGATGAAAATCGCCTCGTATTCACCGGTGCCGGCTTCGGCCTCTTGCCACTTGGCATGGAACAGATTGCCGACCCCGCGGGCCGTGCTCTCAAGGATGATTTCGGTACCGGGCGAGTCTGCGACGGCCTGGACCGATCCCGCCATGTGGTCATCGGCGTTGGGCCAAAAGGCCACTTCCGACCCGTGGAAAAACTGCAGCGTATCGGATCGGCCAACAGCCTTGGTCCCTGCTGTCGCTACCCGATAACTGCTGTCCAGGTCGGCAAAGTCCAATTCCTTGGCGTTGGCGGCACGGGTCCGCGGCGCGTGCGGGTTGTTGTCGTGGAAGCGGTTGACGATGGCGAATAGGTTGTCGCTGGCGGGCTGTTCATGGGCGAGGATGAATACCCGGACGCCACGCCGGCGGGACGCCTGCCAATAATAGCGGCCTTCCACGTAGGTGGAGATGCCCTCTTGCCGGGCCTTGAGCACGAGTGCGCGCACCTTGCCTGTGCGGCGCTTCTGATCCTCAAGCCGACGATGCACGTGGAGCTGGGCGGCATTCAGCACAAACGGCGCTGTGCCCCCTGCCTTTGTCCGGATCCTCAGATTTTCGGCGGCGTACACCTGGAAATCCTCGTCCCGTTCACGTCTCTGTCGCTCTTCCAGCAGCGCCACCAATTCCTGCTTTTCCGACAAGCTCAGCGATGCGTTCATTGAGTTGGTCTTGGCTTAGGTTGCGGTACACCAACGGGTTTTCGGGATCGCCGCCGACGCGGTGACGATTGGTGAAGGCCTCGCCCATTTCCTTCGCGGCCTGCTCAAGGATTTCGGCGGCCAACTCCGATTCCCCGCGTTCCTTCGTCTTGCGGTACAGGTCTGCCAGCTCGTTGAGCCGATAGGCCTTCTGCGCCACCGATATGGCGCCGGTGTCTTCGAGAAAGGCCTTGCGCGTCGCGGCGTGAAGGTCTTTCCACTTCTGTGCCACGGTTGGACCACCGGAGCCGTCCGGGTTGTACTCGTGGACGAGCTGCCGGCTGACTTCGACGTTGAAGGTCTCTTTGACGTCGGCCGCCACTTCGGAGGGCGTGCGGTACATCGCCAATTGCATGACGATGAATCGCTGTACGTCGGGCGTCAGACGACGAGGCGGGCGCGGCAATCGGGGCAGTCTCCGCTGTTAGGCTGCGGAACGTGCGCCCTTTTGGTTTCCTGACAATAGTTTTTGTGACCGGGGATCGCCGCGGCAGGCGTTCGGGTCGTCAAGCTTGATACCGAGAACGCAGCGGCGCTGTCCGACTGCTGCCGCCGTCAGCCCCTGCCCGACCTGGCAGGCAATCAGGAAATCGCGGGTGCTCGCCGGCCCGTTGAGAGCGTGAAACAGCCGACGTATCCGGTCGTCTAGGTCGTTATTCCAAAGCTTCTTGGGCATGGTCGGCCGCCTCCCTTCAGGCGCCAATAGTGGGACAGTCGGGACAGTGACAAAGCTCGAGCTGGTAGGCGCGGCTGTGGCGAATGGGCTGCAAGTCCATGCCCTGCAAAACGAAGCTGACAGGCAGGGGCATCAGTGACTCGTAGAATGCGAGGACGCCCATACCCCCGCACGTCGGGCACGGCGGCGGCGGATCTTGAGGGCCGCCCAGGGTCGCGATGGGCAGAACGGCGTTCATGGCCAGCGCGTGCCATTCAAGTCAGCATCGATATCGGCCCGCATCCGCTGCAGGCCGATTTCAGCGGCGTTTGCGAAACGGTACGCGCCGCAGTCGCCGGGATACGGGCCCCATCGGTTGACCTCGCTGCCCATTGCCTGGAGCCGCGGAGGCTTGGCCGGCACCGGTATCGGCGTGCACCCTACCGACAACGCTGCGGCCGTGGTGGTCAGCAGGTTGCGGCGGGTCAGGTGCATGAGCCACCAGCCCCATAGCCGCCGACCGTGAACGTGATGGAGCGGTAACCAGCTGCGCCACCGCCGCCGGATGCGCTGGTATGACTGCATCCAGCGCCGCCACCACCTCCACCGCAGCAGGCCGTGGAATCCGATAAGCCACCGGCCCGAACGATAGTCATCATCACCAGCCGGTCATTCGGCCGTACCGCAGGTGGTCGCGCCGCAGCCATGGCAGCCACTGGCGCGCTCACCAACCCAGCCAGCATTGCGAAAAACCCTCTACGCCTCATCGACCATCCCTCCATTTGCTGACAGTCGCCCGGCCCGATTTGGCGCATTTCCGTTACCCGGCTGCGCGCCTTGCCCCTGTTGCGTGGTGACAATGTCTGTGCGGGCACCACGGCAGGACATCGGGCCTCGATACGCCCCGGCGACAGGGGGCAAGTCTTTTGAAAGGGCAGCCGCCCGCAGATTTCGCGTCGGCAGGCGCTCGGAATTTCCGAATAACTGCCGAATTACTGAGTCCAACCAAGGGCTTGAGTTGTCCGATAAAATCGGACAGTTGAACCGCTTCCGTTTTGGAAGTGGTTTCACGCTCATGACAGCACCGGCGCCCATTCTTCGGGCGCACCTTCGGGGCGATGTTCGGACCACGTGAGCAGTCCCGATGGATGCACCCATAGGCCCTTGCCCGGTTGCACCCACGACGTTGCCTCCGCATCCCAGCGCATCTCGACCGTCGGCGCATCCGTCCCGCGGAGCCGAACAAGCGTGCCGTTCCGAGGCGCCGTGGACATGGGTTGCCATTCGCTCATGCCTTCGTCTGCCGACCGCGGGGACGAGATGTCACCAATTCGATTTGGCCCGGCGGGGAAATCTTGTCGATGGCGGACAGCCACCGGCCGGCCATCGTTTCCACCTCGGTGTTGGCGCGGACGACATCCCCGCCCAGGCGCTCCTGCAGGGCTTTGCCGGCACGCCAGTCGCTCGGATAGGTGTCCGTGGTCAGCGCGTCGATGGCTTCGCGGGTGGGCTCGCGCAGTGTGCCTAGGATGGCCTGCACCAGCTCGCCGACGGCGGCGGGGTTCGGGGTGATGCCGTAACGCTTCAGCACGGGTTGCGCTTCGGCAATGGCTCGCAGCTCAAGGGCGGTTGGTGCACGGGCGGTCATGGTGATGAGGAGCCTTTCAGGTGTGGGCGCCGACGGCGGCCGGCCGTGGCGCGGTGATCACGTTTCATGGCAAGTCCCAGCCATCCACCGCGACGAGCGACGATGACGAGGCGATGGACCAAGCCGCAGTCGCAGCAGGCAAGCTTGAATGGCTGCGCAGAGCGAAGGGTGACTCCCTCGCCGTCGGTCATGGTGATGTAGTGGGACCGGCTCATGACGACGCCGGGTGTAAAGCGGGGGTCAATCTGTCGCGGGTCATGACAGCACCCCCAGCCGAGTATGTGCATCTCGTGCACAAACTGACCCGGCTCGGTCCCTTCCCTGGGGAGCGGGCCCGCCGCCCAAGGCGGGTCCCCGACCTATTACGTAGTAATAGGGCTGTGGCGTGAAGTTGCGATTTGTGGAATTACAAGGACTTGACCCCCCCGTTCGAAGGGTCCGAAAGGGTCTGTGAATACCAACTAATATGGGGTCCGAAGCTACATATATGGGGTTCGAAGCCTTCGAAGGGCCTTCGAAGGCTCCGAATATATACAGTGATGGCTTCATTTCTCGCCCCCCTTCGCAGCCTTCGAAGGGGGGTTCGAAGCCTCCGAAGTCTGACCCAAAAACCGACCCTCCATGTCCTTCGGTATGACCACTTGTTTGGACCTCGACGGCGGACCAACGGTCACAACGATGACCTCTTCCGCGCTCATCAACCGGTTCATTGCCCGTTCCAGGTCCGGCTGCTTGAGACCTTCCGCACCCAGAGCACCGACGACGCGAGGGGCGTACTTGTCCCGCGCACTTTGGAAGGGACTTGGCTCAATGCCGCGAGCGATCGCCTTCCGGAGACCCTCCATTAGCACCCGCTCCGCCTTGTCCTGCCGGATGCCCTTGAAGATGCCCGAGGGCTCTTCGTCCGTTTGGAAAACGCCGTCGCGCCAAGTCACCTGGACCTTTTCGCCAGGACGGCCGTAATTGATCTTGGCAAGGCGGACGGTTCGGGCGTCTGGGTTCATGTCGTCGGGGTCGGACACGTGGATCATGGCCCGGACGCCGGCATGCCATGACGTGGAGCCGGACGACGGCATCTTGGCGTTTTCGCTGCTGGACTTCGAAGGGTGCGCCAACAGGATGACGGCCCCCTTCAATTCCTCTGCCAGCTCAGTGAGCAACGCACAGAAGCGCCGGGCTTGGCCGCGGTCATTTTCGTTGCCGTCGAACAGCCCATGCAGCGCATCCAGGATCAGCACTTGGACGCCCATCTCTATGCACAGGTTGCGCAATTCCTTGTGCACGGCGGTCAGTTGGGCTTCCCCCGTGTAGCGGTCGAATTTGATAAGACTTGAGTCCTCCTTGACCATCGACAGCGGCAGGAAGTCGGGCAGGTCCGCGAGCGTCAGGCCCATGGCCCGCGCGATTTTGTCGGCACGCCGATGCACAACCGCTTTCGGATCCTCCGTCAGGAAACAGAGCGTTCGCATCTTGCGCGTTGGAAGGCCCAGCCAGGGTTTGCCGAGGGAGATTGCGGCGCCGGCTTGCATGGCGAGCGTCGTCTTGCCGCCGCCGCCGATCCCGATAACCTGAGTGATGGCGTACCGCGGTACCCACCCTTCAACGACGTACTCCATTTCCGGAATCGGCTCGTTGGTCAGCTCGGGGAGATTAAGCACGTGGTCCCGAAGTGAGTTGGGCGCTTGCTGCAGCAGCGTTATCCGGCTTCGCCGCCGGCCCTCTTCCGAATTGGGGTCAATGGCCTCGTAAATCTCGGTGTGGCCGTGCCGGGTGAAATCTTCGGGAGCGCCTGTCATGCCGCGCGCTCCCGGGCGATGTCGTTCCAGTCCTTGCCCAAGGGCGGCAGGTAGACCGTCGCTGCCTTGCCCGACAGCTGCCATCGTTCGGCGCAGGCTCGAGCCGCCGCCTGTCCGGTGCCGCGTTCGTCGGCATCGCCGAAAATGTTGAGATGCTCAACGCCTTCGATCACCGGGAACATGGCGAGGTTTCCGGCGTCGCCGGCAACCCACATGGGCCACCAACCCGATGCTATGGCCGACGTGGCATTTTCGATGCCTTCCGCAATGCTAAGCCCCGTGGCCACTTCTTCCGACGGACAGAGCATGATTGCCGCCCCGGTCTTGGGACCCAGCATCATCTTGCCTGCCGGGTGCTTGCCGGAGCCGTCGCCTAGGAGCGCGGTCCGATGGATCGCCTGCGGCTGGCCGGTGGCGATGTTCCGCATGATGGCGAGCATGACAGGCAACTTGCCGTGGTTTCCCATCGGGCAACACGGGTGAAACAGCAGGTCGGCGACCTCGCAATCAGGCCACGCCCGGCGCTGCCGCAGGTATTTCTCAACCAGCGTCCCCGCCATCGGCACCGCCTCCTTGGCCAGGCGCATGGCGATGTCTTGCATGGCGCGCTTGTCGTTGTCGGCAGCAACAGGCGCCGGAGCGGGACGAGGCGTCAGCGCTTCCGGCTTTCCGAGCCACGATAGCGACCAGTCCATGGCGTCGCGCACCGACCCGCCCATGCACCGCTGGACGAAGGAGAGAGCGTCGCCGCCCTTCTGTTGCTCATGGTCGAAATAGGAACCCTGCTTGTCGCCGCGCATGACAATGGCGAACGAGCCCTTGCGACCATAGCGCCATTCGTGCGCCGTCTTGATCGACGGCCGCCCGAGCAGATGTTCGGCGAGGATGTCGATGCGCTCCGCCAAAGCCGCAGAGATTTCAGCCGCCTTCATGCCGCCACCGTGTAATCTTTGGTGATCGTGCCGCGCGCAGCGTCGCCGCGCATGAAGTCATTCCACCAATAGACGCCTGTCTTGCGGATCTTCCAGTGGCCCCGCACGGCATGAAGCCGTTGCTGAAGCGTGGCACCGTCACCGATGCCCATTCGGTGCATCTGTACGCGCGATATCTTCAGCGACACGCTATGGTGCTTGACCAACTGACCATGAGGATGCGAGCGCGTCCGCGCAGTCGAGCGCCAGTGGGCTTTCTCCGTCGTCAGGTTCGGCGAATTGATTACCGCCATCAGCCAAGGAAGCAGGAAGAGCTCAGCGTGAACTTCCTCGCGCCATTGGTCGATGTCGCCAAACGGTAGCTTCGCAGGGTCGTAGAACGGACCCCACACGTATCGGAACGCGCTCTTGGATGTGTGTTGGCTCAGGTCGTGCTTGGAGAAGAGGGCACTGACCGGGTTGGGGACCGCCCCTTCCGGTGTTTCCATGATGACGTGGGCAAATACGTCATCCGCAGCCATAAACGGTTCTTCCGCGCGGTCGGTGCCCACACGCTCCAACAACGCGCCGTGCCAAGTTGGAAAAAATGCGGCGTCGGGCCGAGCGACATCCCCGGGCGCGAACTGAGCTTTTGCCCGCCATTGGACGAACACCCGGTCAAAGGGCAGGCGAATCCATGGCGTTATCCGGCTGACGCCGCCATCGATTTCCGCGAGGTTTGTAGCTACGCGGACAGCATCATCATGAATCGTAAAAACGTGAGCGGTCCCGAAGAGCGATTCATCTTCACGCCTCCGAACACGTCGTTCGTACAGGTCTTTCATACGGGGGTTTTCTCCACCAACTTGGCCAATGCCTCGGTGTACGCGTCGCGCAAACGCACCTCTTCGGCTGAGGCGCGTGCGAACTGCGCTTCCAGGCGCAACGTCTTGTCGTCTGTCCCCCGCAGAGCGACGATGATCGTTACGCCACTGTGATTGCGCGCGAGCATGTCCCGCACCGCGCCGATCATGAATGATGTGAGCTGGCCGTCTTTCTTCGGATAGGCCGCGCGCAAGATGCGCAAAACCTCGGTCAGCTTCTGCGCACCGTCCTTGCGGTAGATGCTCGTGAGGATTCCCAACGAGCCCGTCTCATCCGCCTTTTCGGCGCCGCCTTGCGAACGCAGCACCTTCACGCCAGCAGCTGCGCAGGCATCGAGGATCGCCACCGCTTCCGCATCGCCGGCGACGGCTTTGGCGTGGAATAGCTGAAGGGGCGTGACGGTGACCCGCGCGGAATTGTGCGCAACGAAAGCGTGGGCCTGTTGCGCCACGGTCAATTCGTCAACGACGTAGCAGGGCAAAAGGGAGATGGCGGGAATGCGCTTGGCCGCCGCGAGCCGATGCTGTCCGTCGATGATGACTATTTTACCGTCGGCACGCTCGCAGCCGACCAACGGAGAGCAATGCATCCACCGGAAATTGGCGGTCAGACTATCAATCAGGCTTTTGCTGCGGCGACTTTGCAGCGTGCGTTGATAGCTGCGGTCCACGACCATTTCGTTCTTGTTGATCCACGACATGTTAGGTCGCGGACCCAACTCAGCCGCCGTCGGCGCCTTCGGTTCGGAAGCGGACCCCTCCGGAGACGGTGCTGAGTTTGGGGACTCAGTCGTCGCCGGAGGGATCGGCCCACGGTCAGCAGCGCCCCCTGCTTGGATTCGCGCGGCTGTCGTCGGTGATGGTGTGCGCAACGGCCAAGGTCTATCCGGTGGTTTAAGCGCCACCCTCATGCGATTTCCCCGTGCGCACGGAGGATGCACACCAATGGCACGCGTTGGCGCGCAACGGTGGTGCTGCTGGTTCTGACGAGGCGTGGCCCTGAAAGGGCGAATACGTCGCCGGTGTTAAGCATCGAATGCCGCCCCCAAAGCGGCAGAATCCCCCCGTCGCGCGCTATGCGCGGCGGTCTAGATCATCCAGTTTCGCTTTGGCCCAATCCGCCATCGGCACGCCGATCCGCGCCCCCACCCATGCAAGGCAACTGCCCAACCAGAGCGGCACGTGTAGAAGCGTGCGCATGGCAAGATGCTTCCCAGCGGGTAAGGACGGCCCGGCTGGCTTCCAGTCGTTCGACAAGTGACCGCTCCTGTTTTGCGAGCAGCGCCGCGTAGCGATCGGCGAGCCCGATAAACTCGTGATGTTCAACGCGCCGGACCCGGTGCTGGTATGCCTTCCGGGTGCGGTCGAAGCCGATGCCCAGGGCTCTCGCGGCCCATTCCCATCGACCTTTCTTGTTGAGGTGACGCGGCGCGACCTCGTCCACCGCGTCTTTGACGATGCGGTGAAACTGATAGCGGGTCATGTCGGCGGTCATCTCACCCGCTGTCATGGCCCTCACCGCGTCCGCTTTGGCCTTGTGCGAGGCCCCTTTGTCCCTGAGCAAGTCCATCTCCATGCATAGTTTTGAACCGCGTTCCCAACGCGTTTTCAAAACCACCGGCGCCGCGCCAACGGCGCCGATTTACTTGGAGGGGGAATCGATGAAAAACGTCGTTAACTTCGAGGAATGGCGCCGCCGGCATAAGCGCACCCGGCCGCGCATCATCCACCGCCCGGCGATCCAGCGAGCGTACCGAGCGCAACAGCCGTTGCCACCCAGGCCAAGAAACCGCCGTCGATGATGGAAACGCCGCCGGCATCGTCAGGCCACCCGCTTTGCTGTTGCGACGGATGTCTCTGTGGGGTCGGCAGGCTTGGCGACAGAGTCATCCGGCGTCGCTGGGCTAAAGAAATCCTCGGGCTTCAGAGGGACTCCGAGATTGGCCGCAGCCATCAGAACGGCTTGTTGCTGTCGTGCCGGGATAAAGCCGCGCTTCTTCCACATGGCCACCGCGGACTGGTGCACCCCGACGGCGTCCGCTAACGCGTCCTGCGTTTCGAATTTGCTGATAATCCGTTCCGCTTGGGTCGTCATAGCCCGGCAAGATAAATCACGATGCGTGATTACGCAATCACGAAACATCATTTGCAGAAAATCACATACCGTAATTGGCTGTAGGGATGGGGATCGGGAAGCTCGCAACGCGAATCTCGGAAGCAAGGAAGGCCGCCGGCATGACGCAGGCCGCGTTGGCTAAGCTGTTGAATGTCGGCCAATCGACCGTGGCGCAATGGGAGCGGGGCAATAACGAGCCGCCGCTGGAAAAGCTCGTTGCAATCTCACAATTCACCAACAAACCGGTGCTGTGGTTTATAGACCAGCGCACCATGAAGGCGCTTGCTCCGCCCCAAGGCAGCGGACACGCACACCGCTTGGTGGCAGACGGTGCTTTTTGGGCCGAAGAGCTGGCGCAGATCGCCGCCTATGACCTTCGGCTTTCCGCCGGCTCTGGTGCGCTCGTGGCAACGCAGGAGAGGCCGCAGTTTTACCAACCATTTCGGATGGAATGGCTACGTGGCGTAACCCAGGCCCCGGCGGACCAACTCGCGCTGCTCATCGTTGACGGGGATTCGATGTACCCCACGCTGCACCACCGCGACCAAGCGCTTATAGACCGCACCAAGACCGCGCCGAAGGACGGCATTTACGCGCTGCGGATCTTCGATGACGAGTTGGTCGTAAAGAGAATGACCGTGGCTCCGGTGAAGCCGCACCGGCTTAGCATCTCATCCGACAACCCCCAGCATCGGAATTACGAGGATCTCAGCCCGGACGATGTCCACGTCATCGGTAGGGTCATTTGGATAGGGAGGCAGGTATGATTGATGACGCCGTCTTGGAGCACCGCAAAAAATACGGTGGCCCTTCGCCCGAGGACGACACCAATAGCCATATCCATTGGCTGCGCGAAATCCACCGGTCGCTGCAGGGCATCCGCAAGGAGGTTGAGATTGCGGAAGCCTCCCGGCGTGACGGCCTGGCGGCCTTAACAGCAGAGGTTCGGGCTTTGGCCTACGGCATCACCGGAGCGGCGGCGGTGGCGTCGATCGCCTATGTGCTCAGCGGCTTCCTCTGATACCGCACCGCTTCGCCCGCTCCCACCGCTCCGGCGCCGTAATCGAACAGCTCCACCACCCTTGGCCTGCCGACCGCGCCGCCGCTTCATCGGCGACATAGTCCCGGCTGAAGCGCCGGTAGGCCATGGCATACCCGCTCGCGACCATCTCGCGGCCGACATCCCGCCCGTCCGCGGTGCGGCATAGGGCAATGGTCCGGCCGTAGGGGTCTCCCCCGCCCTTGGCCTCGCATTCAACGCCAGAGGCCACCAGGGCGCGCAACCGCTCCCGGCCCACGTCATCGCACCGGAACCCAGCTTGCCCCTTCCTGATGCAGTATTCGCGCCGCTCAGGGGCTTGTATGCCCCATAGGCGGACACGGACCCCGCCGACCTGGAGGGTATCGGCGTCAATCACCCTTTCGGGCGTGCCCGCCAACAGGACAGATGCCACAAGCAGAAACTTCACGCCGCCACTATAGCGTCGCCGATTATCACGAAACATGATTTTTTATGATTGACCGTAATCACGATACGTGATTTTCTGGCGACCTCAATCAGGAGGCGCTAGTGACCCCCCAATACGCCCGCACCCTTCAAATCCACGGCTTCGCCGTCACCGGCGCTGAGTACGACATCATCCAGGCCAGCTATGACGGCGCCTTTGGCCCGCAACAGGTCCAGGACAAGCTGGCGGAGTTGCGGTCACCGCCGCCGGCCGTCCCATACGGACACTACGACGCCGCCCACCTGGAAACCTCCATTCGTCTTGAGCGGAAGTGGCTGGCCATGAAGCGCGCGCAGCTGCGGAACGCGGTCCGGCGCCTTCGCGACCTCGAGCGAGACGCCGACAACCCGGCGGTCGCTCGTCACATCCCGCAGGCGCGCAATGGTGCCCGGACCGTCGCCTACATCGCCCTACAGACCCGCAACACCCTGCGTCTACTTCGCGCGGCGCTGGCGACCAAACAGCCCACCAGCGAGGCCGCGTAATGAACAAGATCCAGCCCCCCGGCCCCGCCGCCGACGCTCCCCAAGCGTCGAAAGAACCCCCCGCGGCGGGGCATCCTCTTTCGCATCGGCCATCCCGGCTCGTCTCCATCGGTGGCGCCGCAGCCTTGGCGCTCGCCCGTGCCGCGATGCGCACCGCCACGCCCGTGCAGAACCTCGCCAGGATGGAGCATCGCGAACTCAAGCGGATCGCGCGTTGGGTCCTGCGTGACATTGATTTTGCTCGCGGCGCACTCGCTCAGGCCGAACGCTCCGGCGCCACCGTCGATGCCATGGGCTGGCGCGTGCAGGTCAAGGAGCGGCGCGGCCTTCTGCAGGCCGTCCGCCACGCCATCAAGGTTCAGGCGTTTTCAACTGTCATCGCAGGGGACACGCCCACATGAAATCGAAACCGAAGTCGCTGCCAGAGTTGCTCGCCGAACTTGAGCGCGCACAACTGTACCTGAAGAAACACGGCCCGCGCTTTATCCCCCGCGAGAGCGCCGCCATTGCTGCCGTCGCCAAGTACCGCGCCAAGACCATGAGCGAATTTGCCCTGAAACTCGGCACACTGTTCAACATCTTCAACGACGTTCGTGAAGACCACGGCGACAGTGTGCCGCTGACTTACGAGGAAGGGACGCTTCTCAACAGCATCATGCTGGAAGCGGGCCGCATCTTTTGCGGCGACGACCCACTAGTCGCGCTGATGGACGAGCGGCGCCAGATTGCGCGCCAATTGGATGAGTTGTCCTCGGAAGGCGACCGCATCTATGCCGCTGCCGACGCGCGACACCCCAACGATGCTAATGCGCACCATGCCGCCGTGATGGCTGCCGGCGAGGCGCGCCGCGAAAAGCGCATGACCGCAGCGCTGGAAGCAAAGTACCGCAACGAATGCGCCATCGCCCGCCGCAAGCCAAAGTCATGGACCGGCGCCGCAGTGCTCGCCGAACTTCTGCCGATTGAGCAGAACGGCGACCATCCGTTGTGCATCGTCAACGATGAGAACTACGCGCGGATCGCAGCAAACCTCGCCAGCTTCTTTCACGGGCCCGCGCCCATCGCTGCGGCGACCGAGCCCGCCTCTATTCCAAAAGCAGCCTGAAGGGGAGACCACCATGTATTCCATGAAAGTGTTCCACGCCGCCGAAAGGCTCGTTCGGAAGATGGAGCGGTATGGCTACGACCTACGCGCCCACCGGACCAAGATTGACGGTCAGATGACCTCTGGCCTGTACATCGGAGAGCCCCAGTATCGTAACAGCGAAACTCCCGATCCGCGGCCGGAACTCAACGCCGCAGGCAGCGAGATGCGCGACGCCGTCATCGACTACTTGCTTGTCTCCGTCCACTGCTTCAACGCTCGTAAGTGGATTGCCGCCATGCGCAAGGAGGGTGAGCGGTTCGAGTTGTACCCAAGCCCAGGCGGAAAATGGAATTGGGTTGCCTACACGGACCACAACGTGTCGCTTAGGGCTCTCCGTCGGATCAATGATCTCCTTGCCGAGAGCCGTCGCGGTGACAACCACATCAAAGTCAGGAAAGAACTAGTCGCGCAGGCGAAGCGGTACGGCTGGCTCCCGGACCTCAAGAACTTTGACCCGGCGAAGTGGTATAACACGATGCGCCGCAACGGCTATCGGCCGGAGATATATCCCAGCACCAACGGTCGCCACCTTTCTCTGCACATCGCCATTGATGACGACGCCACCCGGCGCCGTAGGTCGATGTTGGCCCTGGAACAATCGGAGTCGCGCCTACATCGCCGCGCGATCATGCGGTACCTGACCGAGAAGGCCCGCAAGGACGGCACCCTTAAGGCCCTGCGGGCGGAGATGCGCGCACGCCGCCACCACTACGACACCAGCCCCGAGTACGCTGCGCAGCGTGAGCGCGAGGCCATCGCGCGCCTTCCGTTTGATCCCGCGCAGTGGGTCGCCGACATGGACGCGGCGGGGTTCAAGGTGTGCGTCGCCATCGATCACAACGGCGAGAAGGCGTTGGGTTGGTCCCTGCCTGACAGCCTGGACCATGAAACCTATCAGCGGCTCATGGCGCGCGTCGATTACAGGGCAAACCGTAAGCGGGAAGTCGTGCGGTATCTTGAGCAAGAGAACCGACCGGATCGCGTGCCGCAATCGCCCATGGCGAGGGCCGCCTAATGCCTCCGCTTTCAGGATCGCTCGCGCCGTTCTGGCGGCAACGCTTCAGCGGCGAGGACATCACCACCGCCGTGGTGACGACCAATTACATGTGGCCCACGATCCAGCCCAACAGCCTTATTTTCCTGGGCCCGAGCGGCTATCGCGGTGAAACCCTCTACAGCCTTGCCTACGACGGCGAGCACCGCGGCGACGTTCGCCGCCTTAGTCACGCGGCCAAGGGCTACCTGTTGACCGCCGACAACGCGCCGTTTTCACAGGCCATGGACCGGGAGGAATTTCACGCCAGCGGCGCCCGGCCGGTCTACGGCGCCCTGGTGCCCTTCGACCACGACTTCGGCTTGTGGATGCGTGACCGCTACGCCCGATGACCGGCCCCGTCCAGATTCCTGTGGATAAGCTGTACTACACGCCCGAAGAGGCGTGCGGACCGCTTGCCATGGGCCTGGACGCCGTCGAAGGATGGATGGCCAGCGGCCACCTGAAGTACACGGCCAGCGGCCCGCGGACCAAACGCCGCATCTGGTGGGAAGACCTCGTTGCCTTCGGCCGCTGGTATCGGGAGGAGCACCTAGTATGTCCGTCTACATCGCCCGCGACCAAGCCGGGGAAGCGAAAAGCCCATTCTGGCAATACGACTTCCAATGTAATCGCGCTCGATTTTCAGGATCGTTCGACGGCCAAGACGGCCGCCCCGAAATCCGCATCGACAGGCCGAAGCGGGAGGCCGAGCGGGCGGAAAAGGTCCTTAGAGCTGCCTCCACGCGCTCGGTAACCGACCGGCCACGCCTGACCCTCCACGACGCCGCCGCCCGATATTGGACCCTAAAGGCCCAACACGAGGCCAACTCCGATTCCATTTGGGGCTTCATCGCTCACCTTGAGCGGATCATCGGCAAGCATAAGTTTCTCGACGAAATCGATGACGAAGTGTGCGCCGGCTATGTGGCCCAGCGCCGCACCGAGAAGGCGAGGCGACGCAACAACCTCGTCAGCAATTCCACCGTCAACCGCGACGTTGAGACGTTGGCGGAAATTTTCAAGATCAACCGCAAGGTTGCGCGGCTTCCGAAGGAAATCCCGGAGTGGGGCAACCATAAACTGCCCGAGAAGAAGCGAGTCCGCGCACTCAGCCTTGATGAGGATGACGCCTTGTTCGCGGCCATCGACGAATTGCGGCCGGATTTTCACGACGTATGGGAGTTTAAGCTGCTTGCCGGCAAACGCCTCTCCGAAGTCCTGTTCATGGAGAAGGCCAAAATAGACCGGCGCGCCCGGACCGCTCGGGTGATCGCCAAGGGTGGGCGGGAAGTCGTTATCGCGCTCACCGATGAAATGATGGTGCTGATCGAGCGGAACTGGATGCACCACCCTACCCGGCTGTGGACGTACATCTGCCAAGCCAATTTCACGGGCAAGAATGGTGCAATCCGCCGAAAGGGGCGCCGCTACCCCTTCACCCAGGACGGCTGGCGCGAAGCCTGGAAGGCCATCCTTGAGCACGCGAAGATAGAGGACTTCCGCCCCCATGACCTCCGTCACACCACGGCCACCAGGATCTACGCCGCCACGGGAGACCAGAGAGCCGTTCAGGACGCCCTAGACCACGCGGATATCCGCAGCTCGGGGCGGTATACCCACACCTACACCGATCAGCGGCGGCAGTCCCTGGAAGCTGCGGCGGCGTTACGGCGGAGTCCGGGACAAAAATCCCAGAATCGCAAATCCGCAAAGGCCGATTCATAAGGAGATTCAGCGGCGAACGGTCGCGTACCAGTTTCCTGCGCTACCAGGCTGCGCTACGCCCCGACGCGCGTTTTGTAGGGATTTCCGAGGGGTCCGACAAGGGCCGATGAGTACAAAGGGGGATTCTTCCGGTTTCTCCGGGGGTGGAGTCCCGGAAAAGTCCCAGAATGGCGTTCACCCCTCGTTCGTTTTATCAGTGGCCTTCGGAAGTCCGCCCGCTTCGCTGGTAACCCGTGGAAGGTCGTTGGCGGCTACCTCCGGGATCGATACAGCGTCGTCAAATCGCGGGGGCCGCTGCCAATCCTCCGGCTCTTCGCCGGGATACGGGATACTGCTAGGCCAAGGCGCCATCCGGCCCGTGTCGGCCATCCTGCCGTCATCGCCTATCTCATAGACTTTCACCATCCGCGGGCGCCGGCCGCGCTTGAAGCCCACCCAAAAAGCAATGGTTGCCGCCAGTGCCGCGCAGATGACCGCCAGCAGGATCGATACCGTTGCGCTCATGGTCCGCTCACCCTCGCCTTGTCGTCCTGCATTTCGATGATCGCGTCTAAGATTTGGCGCCAAGTGCGGACGCCGTCCATGTCGCCAGCATCAGTCAGAGCCACGATGCGCTCGGACGCATGGGCGATGGCCTGATCGCCATTAATGATGATGATCGACCGCGCCGACCGTTGGATGTTGTCTTGGTCGCTCAAGTGCGCCCCCGTCAATGGTGCATTGCTGCACGGCCGTGGTCGTAGTCCCAGCGCTGCTGCGGCTGCGTCGCGGCGAGAATTTCGATACCCAAGACCCATGGAGCGTCCGCCGGCTCAGTGAATGACCGCCCCCGAGCTGCGGCGATCCTCTTGGCTATCTCAAAGGATCGGACCCTTAGCGCACGCCGTAGCGCGGCCAAGGGCCCCACCCTCTCCCATCGGCCCTTGCGGGCTGCCTCCATCATTTCCGCTTCGGTTTCGCAAGCCTGTTGCCAGAGCAGTAGCAATTCGTTGAGACCAGGCATGGCGACTAATCCCACAGCGCAAGTCCTCCCCGGTCCCTAAACCTGCAACGCTGCTACGGTAGCAACGGTTGCGTCACAAAACCATTCCCACACTTAGTTGTGGATAATCAAAGACCTACCGAGGCGGCGGACTAAGCCTCTGATCGGCCGCTATTCCGGCGCGCGGACGATGCGCTCAATCGCCGCGACGTTTTCACGGCATCGTGAAGCCGCTCCAAAAAGGGCATAGGCATACCAAGCCCAATCGGAATCCATTGCGATTCCACCGGGCGCTGGCAAATCGCAAGTCAACAAATGCGCGTCGATGTCCGGCCGCCTAATGACCACCCGCTCCACTACAAGCGGGACCGGCGGCTCCGGCGAGTGACCGCAGCTCGTTAGCAGTGTCGCAAGTGATAGGCCGCACAGGGCCATCTTTGTCAGGCGCCACATTGCGCGTTCTCCTTTGAAGATCCTCGATCGTCGCCGCCATCGCGGCGTTGTTCTCTAAGGCAACCTTCCCTTCGGCCGCGACGCGGCGGTGCTCCACCTGAAGAGCTGACAGGGCATCGGCGTTGGCCTGGGCGACAGCGACGGCGCCGTTATAGTTGCTTTCCCACTGCGCGGCCCGCTGGTCGGCAGCGTTCTTTGCTTCGCGCGCGGCCTCGAGGCGCTCGGTTTGAATCCAGAGGGCCACGCCCATGGCGGCAGCAACGAGCCCGACGCCAGCGGCGATCTTCCATCCTGAAAACATCATTCACCCCGTTTCACCAAGTCCG